CAATTCTTCAACAATGCTTCCGAGCCAATTCGCTGATGCAACAGGTCGTCCAGAGAAATTTTTAATGCTGCACTTTGCAAATGAAATTTGGAAAAATAATACTGCTGAAATTATGAAGCATGAAAGAACGGACATGAAGGTATTTCAAGATTTAGTGGATTTTGCAAAAGAGATTGGTATGATTCCACTTCCAATCTACAAGGAGCAGCCTGGCTATATCTTGAACTCCCTATTGGTACCATTCTTGGATGCAGCTCAACAATTGCTAGTCAATGAAATAGCAGATGCTGAAACAATTGACAAAACGTGGATGGTTGCAACAGGTGCACCGAATGGACCATTTGCTACTCTTGATATCGTTGGGATTCGTACACCATATAACCTATCTAAAGCAAAAGGTGAAGCAGGAGACGAAAATGCCAAGAAAGTTGCTGAATATTTAAAGGTGAATTATTTGGACAAGGGTAAAATTGGTGTTGAATCAGGTGAAGGCTTCTACAAATATCCAAACCCAGCTTATAAAAATGAAGATTTCTTGAAATAGGTATTAAAAAGCGAAACTTATTTCCAAGTAGGGATTAAAAATATAAGTAATATGATTAAAAAGCTTCTCGAAATACGAGAGGCTTTTTTTACTTTTAGAGGAATATAGTAATAGAGTACAATACAAGTATGCCTAATTAANCGAAAACTACGACCAACTTTAGGAGGTGCAGCAGATGTTAGATACTAGATTCAACACAGAGGATACTCAGCGAGTCATAGACAGCATAAACGGACTTTTAGACTCAACGGTGACTGCATATGAAATTCAAGCCCAAACAGGCGTACAGCGGTCGCTCATTGGTAAGCTGAGAAAAGGACAGGTTAAACTAGAAAACATAGCATTTAAAACAGCTCTGACATTATACGCATACGCAGAAGAAATCAAAAAAGCCTAACCTGCTATCAGGTCGGGCTTTCTTTTAGTTGGTGGTCTATAACGTTAACGTCCACAAATGTTACCAACCCCCAACCAATTTAGGAATAAAAAATAACGTCCTCAACACTTATTGTGCTAGGGTTTATGCGTGATTTGCCTTTTGTGAATGTATATTTGATTTCTTTCACAGTATTGCCTACTAGCGATTCTTTATCCTCACTGCTTAAATATGGCCATGATTTTAATACGAGATTTTGCCACTCTTTCAATGCCTCAATATCCACGACCTGCTCAGTTTTATTTGATTGCTGATAGTAGGTATCTAGTAGCTTTTTAGTTTCGTCCATTTTAGTGTTGAACTCATCATCAGTTATTAAATCTTTAGACCAAGCATCAAGGAATTTCTCACGCTGCCGGTTTACTTTATTAACGTCAATCACAGGCTCATTGTCGTCATCAGCAGCTAGTTGGTACTTGTCGAAATCTAACTTATAAAGGTATTCAATGAACGCCTGCTCAGCACGTTTCATGCTAAAACTAACTTTTTTCTCAGTTGGCACATGGTCAGTTTTGCATTTATCACAGTAGTACGTTTCGTATTTCTTAACACCTTGTTTAGTTTTCTTATGATGCACGCTCAGCGTCAAATTTAAGCCACAGTTAGGGCATTTTAGTTTGCCTCTGAATATAGAAATATGTTTGTTGTTTCCGACTTTCGTGCGTTCCTTTAGTTTATCTTCTATGATTTTGAAATCGTCCTCTGATATTAAAGCCTCATGCGTATTCTCGACAAATATATCACCATAAAAGCTATGACCTCTAGCTTGAGGGTTTTTCAATGCACGTCTAATTAGCATAGGGTACCAACTCAAATCTTTAGGGTGGTCATATTCGCTAGCATTTAATTCATCAGCTATAGTGAGGGAACTTGCACCCTCTTTGATACGTTTGACCATGTAACGCAGTACAGGCGCATATTCGTTAGGATATAGCTTGCCGTCAGTTTTAGTGTAGTAAAAAGGCACTTTTGAAACATGCACACCACTTCTAGCTGCTGAGGTTTTCCCCATTTCAGTACGTTCAGATATTGTTGAACGTTCCCATTCAGCCATAGCGCCGACCAGTGTGACGAATAATCGTCCCATTGCGCTTGATGTGTCATATACTTCGGTGGCACTTCTAAAAGCCACATTGTTATTCTCGAAAGTGTCTAAAAGGTCTAGTAGGTTACGCACATTACGCGTTAAACGGTCTAGTTTGTACACTAGCACCAAATCGAACTCATTTATTCTATGCAATAAATCTTGTAGCGCAGGGCGGTTTATCGTGCCACCTGAGGCGCCTGCATCAACAAATACCTCGTATTTAGGCCAATCATTGATATTGCAAAACGAAATAAGTTTCTTTTTTTGTTCATCTATAGAATAGCCCTCATTGGCTTGCTCTAAAGTGGAAACTCTTGTATAAATTGCAACTTTCTTCATAGTATCTTAACCCTTTCTAAAATATAGCTAAATTTAATTATCACAGAACACTGTTGAAATCAACCCTTTAAATCCTTTTTAACATTTGCTAAAGTTAGACCCAACGCTCAAAAATTACAGAAAAGAGGGATTGAATTTATGAAAAAAGGAATGTTCGGTTGTTTCGGTTGTTTAGGTGTTGTAGTCGTAATTGTTATCATTATCGCGATTATTTTCGCTGTCATGGGAGGCGGCGACACAGACTCTAATAAAGACGAAACAAAAAGTGCCAAAATCGGTGAAAAGGTGAAAGTTGACGACCTTGAATACACAGTCAACAGCGTTCAAACTGCAAACTCAGTAGGTAATCAATATGTTTCAAGCAATGCTGACGGTAAATACATAGTTGCAGATGTAACTGTAAAAAATAATGGTGATGAGTCAATCACAATTGATACAGAGTTATTTAAAATATTGAATGGTGATGCAACGAACGGCGCAGATTCTTCAGCATCTACTGACGCCAACACATCAGCGTCTGACCCTAGTGATATAGGTTTCTTTTTAGAGCAGCTTAACCCAAGCAGCGAAAAAACAGGGAAAGTCGTATTTGATGTATCAGAAAAAACCGCTCAATCTGATAAATTGAAAATGCAAGTGTCATCAGGAATGTTCGGCACTAAAAAAGCTAACATCAACTTAAACTAATATGCTTAAGGCCTCACACCCAGTGGGGCTTTTTCTTTGTGCCTAAAAACTACATTCCCTTAAAAAATTGATGTAGCTATCGTGTTTTCGGTGTTCATAGCGCGACAGGTAATTTTCAAGTCCACTTTCAAGGTGACAATCTAAAATACGCATACAGACGCTTACAGCACTAAAACTAATACTGAATTTATTGGCTATTTCATACGAGCTTTTGTTTCTGTACTCATAGCGTTTATGAAGTGGGAACAGTAAGCAGCTTGCAAAGGTGTCGGCCTCAAATTCTTCTTTAGAGTATGACCCAATGAGCTTATCACGGTCATATAATGACTTCCCAACGTGATTTAGCTTGATGTGACCATACTCATGAGCAAGTGTAAAGCGTTGCCTGCTGACACTTTTTAAAGAATTGTAGACAATAAATGACCTTTTACCTTTTTTGAAATGAAAAGCCTCGTCTGATTGGCCTATTTGAGAAACTTTCGACCGACTAACGCCTGCAAGTTGGCTAAATTCACTAAAAGTGAGCAGAGTGACGTTTTCGTCATCATTTATCATACTTTTTATAGGAACAGGAAAATTACCCTCCTTATAAAATGAGTTTGCTGCCTCTAAAGCGCGCATGAACGCTTGATTTTCCTCATAATTCAATCTAAAACCCCTTTACTACTTGTCGTCTTTTGTTATTTCGTCCCAATTATCAAAGAAAGCCTCAAAAACCTTAATAGCTTTCTTCCTGTCCTCCTCACTCATATTCTGAGCAGCACGTTGCATGATACGTATATCCTCATCAAGCTCGATTTCCTTTTTTCCTGTTTCTTCATATAGAAGTGAGTCAGTGGAAACCTCAAAATAATCCGCAACTTTCTTTAATCTATCAGCAGTCGGGAATTTTCCATCTTTCCATCTTCTTATCTGACCATTTGAAATATCTAACTTTCTTTCTAATTCAGCAACAGTAATGTTTCTTTCTTCACATAAAAATTTAATTTTTTCGTATAAATTCATAATTTTTTTTAGGCTCCTTGAACCGCGCCGTTAACCTATTTTATTAGCTATACAGGTAATGTTATTAACTTCTGAGGTAATTTTAGTGTTGACTATTAACTGTATTGCTATTATAGTTAGACACGTACTATTAATTAGCTTACAAAAACAACTTAAACAAAACGCAGTTCGCCAAAACATTAATTTTGTTGATTTGATTGTTTGAGTAAGCTTGAGTAGTGCAGTAAAAGCAATAAGTTTTGAAAAATCGTGACTAAGCCAACGGGATAAGTCTGTCTTATTAGCTAATTACTACATTTTTAATAATAGCATATTAGCTAACACTCGTAAAGTGCTTTCATGATAAAAAATAGCCAAATAACTAAAGGGGGGTCGAAAAATGGAGGATTTCGGGGCGCTAGTCCGCAACGAATTGGAAAAAAGAGAAATCTCACAAAGAACGATGGCCAAAGATTTAAACATATCAGCCCCGTACTTGAGTGACATTCTCAACAATCACAGGGACGCGCCAACTCAGAAACAAAGAATTTTTAACTATTTAAACAGTAAACCGATTAAAAGTAAATAAGGAGGTGCAGACAATGACACAACCGTCACAAGCTACAGTGCAATACTGGTTTGATTTTATGTGGGAACGCGGAGCAATACAGAAAATGATTGAAGCAGAAACCTCAAAAGAGGTGGGGGCATGAAATCATTAGTACAAAGTTTTTACACATTGACATTATCAATGACAATCGGATTACCCGTAGCAATGTTATCAGATGTGTTCATAGGCATGACCGTCGCTACAGCTACAGGATTAGTTACAGAAACGACATTCTCAGAAATGGAAGATAACAAAAAAGGCCTCACTTGCGCTAACAAGTAAGACCTAGCAAACAATTTTGAAAATATTTAATACGTACATTGTAAAACAAAATAGGAGGAATCACAACATGTTAAAAGGCTTAAACCAAAAAGAATTGCAAGGAATGATAGCAGAGAAAGTAACTGACTTACATGAGCTTATTGTGCAAATTGACGAAGAAACTGAGTACGAAGTGTACGGCACAATCATGTACGGCATTGAGTACAACGGGAAAGTTGATGCAGGCGGTACACAATACGGCTCAGCAGTAGACATTGCTCAAGTGCTTATAAACTCAGAAGAATTAAGCAGCATTCAAACAGCAATCGTTGCATTAGCACTAGGTAGACTAGAGGGGGTTGACGAGTAATGACATTAGAAACAATTATGACAGAAATCAGAGATGAGCTTAAAGAGTCTAACCGACTCAAACGTGAACAAAATAAAGCATTTGAGGGGTACAGCTTAAATGAAGATTATGAAAAAGATAAAGCAGAAACAGAACGGACAACTGATATTGAAAGCTCTAAAGAAAATGAGTCAAAATCAGAAAATGTAGAGCCTGATTCAAACGTTCCTGACGAGTCAGAAATGAAAAAAGCAGTCGCTAAAATCATTAAAGGTACTGACAAAGAGAAAAAAGACAAGCTCAAAGCGAAGATAAAAGAAATCGGAGCAAAAAAGGTGTCAGATATTCAGCCTGAGCAGCGTCAAGATATTATCGACTATGTTGAGGAGCTAGAAAATGACTAGACTTGACCATTCAAACCGAGCGCACGCTAAACTCAGCGCAAGTGGCGCAAACCAATGGCTGAATTGCCCGCCAAGCATCAAAGCGAGTGAGGGCGTCGGTGACACGTCGAGTGAGTTCGCAAAAGAGGGGACATTCGCTCATGAACTATCGGAGCTATATTTCAGTAATTTGTATGAGGACTTAAGCGATGCTGCTTTTAATCTCAAATTAGAAGAAAGCAAAAGCAATGAGTATTATTCCGAAGAATTGCGCGAATATGTTGAGCAATACGTTGACATTGTTGAAGAAAAAATCAACGAGGCAAAAGCTCAAGACGAGCCGATATTGTTTTTTGAACATAGACTCGACCTGACACGCTATGTGCCTGAGTCATTCGGTACAGGTGATGTGGTCGTGTATTACAACGGCACAGTCGAAATTATAGATTTGAAGTTTGGCAAAGGTGTTGAGGTTTCCGCCCTTAATAACCCGCAACTCAGATTATACGGGCTAGGTGCCTATGAACTACTCAAAGATTTTGAGGACGTTCACACAATCAAAATGACAATTGTACAGCCAAGATTGCATAACATATCAAGCGAGTCTGTAGATGCTGCTGACCTTGTCGAGTGGGGGCTAAACACAGTTAAGCCTCAAGCAATCAAAGCATACAACGGCGAGGGCGAGTTCCATGCAGGCAGTCATTGCAGATTTTGCAAGATACGTCACACATGCCGAGCAAGAGCTGAGGCAAACAATGTTAAGGCGGAGGATATGGCCGAGCCATACACGCTGACAGACGATGAACTGTCAGCCCTGCTGCACAAGTTGCCTGAGATTAAACGTTGGGCGAACGATGTAGAAGAATATTGCAAATCGCAAGCAGTAGAGAACAAACGCGAGTTTGACGGTTGGAAAGTCGTTGAGGGCAGAGCCAACCGCAAATATGCAGACGAGCAGCAAGTGTATAAACGACTGACTGAGCATTACGATGAAAAAGACGTTTCAGAAACCAAAGTGTTAAGCATATCGAAATTGGAGAAACAGTTAGGCAAAAAGCGTGTAGGTGAGTTATTAGGTGATTTAGTAACGAAACCACGCGGCAAAGCAACGCTAGTGACTGAGGACGACAAACGCGAGCCTATCACTAACAGTGCTGAAAGTGATTTTACTGAATTTTTATAAATAAATACTATTAATACTATATTATAAATCAAATTTAAAGGAGCAATTCAAAATGGCAGAACAATTAAAAACAAAAGTAATGATTAAAAAAGCAAGAGCGAGCTATGCACATATATTCGAGCCGCAAGCAATCAATGAGGGCGACGAGCCTAAGTACAATATTAGTTTAATTATCTCAAAAGATGACACTGAAACAATCGACAAAATTAACAAAGCAGTAGAGAACGCAAAAGAAAACGGCAAAGAGAAATTTGGAGGCAAAATACCTAAAAATCTTAAAACGCCATTACGTGACGGTGATGAAGAACGTGAGGACGACGAGGCGTATCAAAACGCTTATTTCTTAAACGCAAACACGAAACGCAAACCTCAAGTGCTAGACATGGACGGCAGACGCACAGACGACCCTGAGGACGTATACAGCGGGTGCTATATCCATGCAACAGTTAACTTCTATCCGTTCGCAGTATCAGGCAACAAAGGCATTGCATGTGGTTTAGGCAACATTATGAAAGCTGCAGACGGTGAGCCATTAGGTGGCGGCGGAGCTAAAGCTGAGGACGATTTCGCTGAGTTCCTAACTGACGATGAGTTTGACGAGTTCCTTGACTAATACAGCAACACAAAGGAGGCCATGAGCCTCCTATACATATTAATAAAGGAGGAGCTAGATGACAACGTTAAACATAGACGTAGAAACTTATAGCAGCTTTGATTTAAGGAAAACAGGCGCACACAGATATGTAGAGGCACCCGATTTTGAAATATTAATTATAGCTTACTCAATAGATAACGGCGCAGTGAAGTCAATTGACTTATATGACCGTGATGAACAACTGTACAAAGAATTTAGAGGCTTACTGTTTGACCCTGAGGTTACAAAATACGCATTTAACGCTGCATTTGAACGTGCAGCCCTAGCGAAACACTTTAAGGCTACAATGCCACCGAGTGAATGGGTGTGTAGCATGGTCAACGCAACAAGAGTCGGATTGCCTGCATCGCTTGAGTTGTGTGCAGAGGTGCTGGAAGTAGACGCACAAAAAGACGCTAAAGGCAAGAATTTGATTAAATACTTCTCAATGCCTTGCAAGCCTACAAAAGTTAACGGCGGGCGCACTCGAAATTATCCTGAACATGACCCTGAGAAGTGGCAGCAGTTTATTGATTACTGTATCAAAGACGTTGAGGCTGAAATGGCCATAGCAAAAGAAATAAGCAGTATAGGCTATCCTGACTCAGAGCAACACTTATGGACGATTGACCAACACATTAACGACAGAGGCGTCCATATAGACGAGCCGCTTATGTTAGGGGCTTACAAATTAGATGATATAAGTAAAGCAGATTTAATGAAACAAGCTAAGCAACTGACAGGCCTCGACAATCCGAACAGCACTCAGCAGCTTTTAAAGTGGTTTGAGGAGCAAGGCCTTGATATTGACAACCTAAGGAAAGCCACAGTGGACGAGTACCTGCAGACAGCCACAGGCAAAGCACGCAAGATGCTTGAATTACGTCAACAAATGAGTAAAACAAGCGTTAAGAAATACGATAAAATGTATCAAATGGCCTGCAATGATAACCGAGTTCGTGGAATGTTCCAATTTTACGGCGCAGGCACTGGAAGATGGGCTGGGCGCGGAGTACAAATGCAAAACCTCACTAAGCACAGCATGACAGATGAAGAGCTAGACATAGCCCGCGAGGCTATTAAGCAGCAAGATTTTGACTGGCTTGACTTAATGCTCAATTATGAATATCAGGACATACTGAGCCAACTTGTCAGAACAACGTTCACAGCAGAAGACGGTTACAAGTTAGCAGTCAGCGACTTCTCAGCCATTGAGGCACGTGTCATTGCATGGTTTGCAGGTGAACAGTGGCGTTTAGATGTTTTCGATACTCACGGCAAAATATATGAGGCGTCAGCGTCTCAGATGTTCGACGTTCCTATAGAGAGCATAGGCAAAGGCGACCCTTTGAGACAAAAAGGAAAAGTGGCCGAACTAGCACTAGGCTATCAAGGCGGTGCAGGCGCACTTGAGTCAATGGGCGCATTAAAAATGGGGCTTGAAGAGTCAGAGCTTAAGCCTTTAGTTGACGCATGGCGTGCAGCCAATCCGAACATTAAGAAATTTTGGCACAACTGTCAGAAAGCAGCAATCAAAGCAGTCAAAACAGGCACAAAACAAACCGCTAACGGCATTAAGTTTTATATACAGCATGGCCACTTATTGGCAGAGCTACCGAGTGGCAGAGCGTTGGTGTACAGAGACGCACAACTTAACGAAAACAGTTGGGGCGCAACGATAGTAGAGTTTCAAGGACTAAATGCCGTGCGCAAATGGGACACAATCAAAACCTACGGCGGCAAATTAGTCGAGAATATCGTTCAGGCAACAGCTAGAGACGCATTAGGCGTATCAATGGCAAGGCTAGAGGAGCAAGGCTACAAGATAGTCGCACATGTACACGATGAGCTTATTCTCGAAGTACCTGACGACGGTCACGACCACTTGAAAGATATTGAACATATCATGAGCCAGCCGATTGAATGGGCTGAGGGTTTAAACCTAGACAGCGACGGCTTTGTGAGTCCATTCTATATGAAAGATTAAAAGGAGGATAAATCATGAGCGCACTAGATAACGTGAGCGAGTGGGGAACGTATCAAGTTCCCGTTAAGTTCACAGTTGAATATGAAACGACAGTTACAGTAACAGCTAATAGCAGTGATGATATATCTGAGAAAGTAGACGAATACATCAACGAATATTATGACGATATGGCCAATGAAATTGTAGCCATGACAGGCAAATCAGAACTAAAAGAAATCAAGGAGGATTACTAAATGCAACGTGTAATTTATGACAACGGCACAGAGAGACAACTGACAAGAGACCAAGCAGAGGCGATATGGAACAAAGGCCTAACACTAGGCCAAGTGCAGAACAGAGTTGACACAGGGTGGGACTTCTTCGACGCTGTAGAGCTAGGCAAGAATTATGTATTAATGGACGGCGATATTTGCCTAAGATACGACGACAACGTGAGAACGTTATACATTCCTTTATTCATGATAGATAAGTTGGGTATACGCCACAACGGCACACATCAATTGTCCTATAACCTCAGCACAGGTAAGAGCTTGAAAAACGCAGTATCTAATATGTTCGGCGGTATATTGGACAGAAAACTTGCTGCAGAGCTTGCAGCTATCGACGATACTGAAATATTGAAAGATAGACAGATGAAGAAAATGAGGCAACGAGCAAGACAAGCTGAGCGCCGCAGGGAGCTTAAAGAGATGTACAGAATTGAGCGAGACAAAGAGCGCCGCCCTCACATGTACGACGGCACACCTCAGCAACACAGTTTCGGCGAATATGCGCAGTACCTAGCAGACAGCTACACGTTTAAATGCAAAGAGGTCACTAGATAAATGACACAGATACATTTATTAGATATTGACGACATTATAGAGTTTGAATATCCGATTAACTCAGGGCAGGCTATAAAAGGGCAAGTGACAGAGCTGCATGATGATGTTATGACAGCGACAGTGTACGACGGCACAGAAACACACCACATTGACGATAAATATAAAATCAGAGTAGTCGAAAAAGCTGAAAAGGCTAAAGAGCAACATTATCAGAGCAACACACAGAACGGTATAGACCTTATAGACTTTTGGCATATGCAAATGACCGATGAAGAATTTCAGGGCGCTATGAAGTCGCAAATAAGCAAATACGCTATACGTTTAGGGCGTAAAGACGATAAGGTCAAAGAGCTTAATAAGATTATAGATTATTCAGAACGCTATAAAGATTACTTGCAGGAGGGCAAATAATGACTAAATCAATCTACATCGCAGGCGACATGTTGAGTCATGGCCAGCAGCTACGCAGAGCTTATGAGAAGTCAGCATTTAAACAATTAGGCTATGAGGTCTACAACCCTCAGGACGACAAGAGCATCAATGACAAATCAAGCGCAGACCAGCAAGGACTCGCTGAGCGTATCGTGGCAAACGACACAAGAGGCATTGAGAACGCAGACATTATCGTGCTGGATTATTTAACACATGCACAAGGAACGATTTGCGAGTTGGGCTATATTCAGAAATTGAAACGTGACAAGCCTGAGCTTGAGGTTTATGTACATTGTACCGATGTCAGACAAGGCACAGGCCATATTCCAACTGAGCAGGACAGAACAGAGTTTTCAATCAATCAGTACGTTTACGGCGTGATTTTAGAAGTAACTGAGGGTAGAGGCGTGCAAGACTTTGAGGATATCAGGCAGGCGTTAGAAAGCAAAAACGAAAAACTTGATGTAAAAGAACAAATGGCAAGACAACTCAGACATTTAGCGCGCTATTTTGAGTTAAACGACTCAGATATTATCGCTCACTATGAGAGCAGCTCAGACGGTTTCGGCCACTATGAAGAAATTGAAACCATTGGCGGCGTAACAATCAGAATTGAACGGGAGGCTAAATAATGCACTTAGACGATATAACACAAAAGCTCAAATCAATCGAAAATGAGGCACAGCAAACAATTGCGAAAAATGTTGAGCTACAAGCTGATAACGAAAAACTCAGAGAACTAGCAAAAGCGCAGCAGGACAGGCTCAATAATATTTATGAGACCTCAGCTAAGGCGCAATATGAGGCTGAGTTATGGCAAAAACGCTATGAGGCTGCTGAGAAGTATGTAAAAGAGAGATTGGAAATCACACCTGCAAGCATACCTTACGACAATGTGCGTATGGTGCTGAACGCGATTAAAACACATGACTTACATGAACTCGATTAAGCAAACCCTAGAGGCGCAGGGCGTAAAAGCGTCAATCATAAGGAGGAATAGGAAAATGTGGAAACTTAAACAATTTAACGGGAGTAATGCAAGCGAACATGTTACTAACTATGTAGAAAATAATAAAATAGGCGATTTTGAGGTAGTAGGTTTTATTCAAAATCATAGTTTTGGCGAATCTATTTTAATCAAATATTGGGAGGACAAAAACAATGAATAAATTAATAGAAAATATAGAAGATTGGTCAACAGATAAGGGGCTACACAACTCAGACCCTAACAAACAAATGCTTAAAGTCGTCGAAGAAATCGGCGAGTTAAGTCAAGGCTTAGTGAAAGATAACCGAGAACAAGTTATCGACAGCATAGGCGATGCAGTGGTGACACTTGTCATATTATCGCAGCAGCTAGGCTTAACACTTGAACAGTGCACAGCGTACGCATACAACGAGATTAAAGACCGCAAAGGTGAAATGAGGGGCAACACGTTTATCAAGGAGGCTGACCTGTAATGATAGAAGATAACTTATATACATTTAAAGCAAATTGTTACGGCGTAGTAGACGGCGACACAATTGATGTGATGATTGATTTTGGTTTCGATATTTGGGGCGATAGACGGTTGAGATTATTGAACGTTGATACGCCTGAACGAGGACAAGAAAACTACACAGAGGCCACTGAGTTTGTGAAAGAAAAAGTGTTCAACCATGATGTGCTGGTACAGACACACAAAGATGACAATTTCGGGCGTTACCTAGCAAACGTCTATTACTTAGATGATACAGAATACAAATTACTCAATGATGAAATTAAACAGAGCGGGCTTATAAAACCAAACTCTAAATGGAATAAAGGTTAAAGGAGGCTGATTTGTAATGAGTGAGTTAATAGACGCAGTGTTTCACGGTATAACGATTGCATTGCTAGTGCTGCATTTTGTAGACGCTAAGCATCAATCAGAAATCAATAAAATGCAAAGACGCAGCATAGACAAACTTCAAAGAACAGTCAACGAACTTGAGGAGGTTAAGCAATGGAGAAAGTAATTACTTATCTTGTACAAATGATAGTTTTAATCGTTGTGTTTGGCATTGGCTTGATACTCACAGGCTTATTGATGTTAGGCCTACAGAGCATATTTTCTTTAATGATATGAAAAAGGTTTTAACAAGGAGGTTAAGCAATGGCACGCTACACAGTTCAAGAGCTAGAGAACAAACACAACCTAGCAAGACACTACACAACGAAACTGAGAGACCCTGAGAGGCTGAAAGCCTTACAGATGAGATTAGGCCTCAGCACTGATGACATGAGCCTAATAGAGCAAGTTATTAAAGATGACAGCGACATCGTACCTAATGAATGGGCAGACCATACAACGGTTGAAATAGATTAAGGAGGAGCATATCAATGCACGCACTAGACAACGTAACACCTTTTGAGCAGCAAGAGCTTAAACACGACGGAAAAATCACTTACGCATTTGCAACAAGCAGAAAATCAACTTATTGGAAGAACAGCGAGAAAACATGGGGCGAGTTCTTAAATAAGCTAGCTCACACGACACGTACAAAGGAAACAATTGACGAATACAACCGCATGAAACGCGATGAGCAATCAGAAATCAAGGACGTCGGCGGCTTTGTCGGCGGTTTCCTTAAAGAGGGCAAACGCCGTAAAGGCTATGTAATGAACAGGTCAATGCTGACGTTAGATATTGACTTTGCTGACGAGAACATGCACGAGATTATCGAGCTATTTTTTGATAAAGCCTATGCCCTTTACTCAACGCACAAACATAGACCCTCAAACCCGCGTTTGCGTTTAGTCATTCCACTTAAGCGCCACGTTGACGGTGACGAGTATGAGGCGGTTGCTCGTAAGGTGGCCGAGTCAATCGGTATTGATTACTTTGACGATACGACATACGAGCCGCACAGGCTCATGTATTGGCCAAGTACAAGTGACGATGCTGAGTATTACTTCACATATGCAGATGAGCAATTCCTTGACCCTGACGAGATATTGGAAGAATACAAAGATTGGCGCGACCCGCTAGAGTGGCCATATTCCGAGCGTGAGAGTGCAAGTTATAACCGTTTAGCAGATAAGCAAGGTGACCCTCATGAGAAAGCAGGCATAGTCGGCGCGTTCTGTAGAGCATACGACATTGAGGACGTCATTGAGCATTTCCTATCAGACGTATACGAGAAGTACGACGACAACCGTTTCACTTACGTTGGCGGCTCAACAGCAGGCGGGTTAGTTACTTATGAAAATGGCAAATTCGCTTATTCACATCACGGGACAGACCCTGCAGGCGGTGAGTTATGTAACAGTTTCGACTTACTCAGAATACACAAGTTCGGCCTGCAAGATGAGGACGTGCCGGAAGAGACACCAATCAACCGCCTGCCCTCATATACAGCAATGCAGAAACTAGCACAGAATGACTCAGAGGTTAAAATCAACACAATGGCTGAGCGCTATGAGGACGCTGAGGACGAGTTCAGTGAGTTCATTGACAAGCGTGATAAATACAAATGGGCTACTCAATTAGACATGGATAAATCAGGTAATGTGTTAGCAACAACGCCGAATATAGGCCTGATATTACGAAATGACGAACGCCTAAAAGGCAAGATTGCTTATGATGAGTTCAACAGCCGCCTGAGCGTATTAGGCGCAGTTCCGTGGCACAAAGAGGACAAAGTACGTTATTGGCGTGATTCAGATGATGCAGGGTTGAGAATGTACCTTGAACAGGAACATGGCATCTACCACCGCAGTAAGACAGATGATGCAGTGAACGAGATTGCACTTGATAAATCATTTCACCCCGTCCGTGAATACCTCGACGCATTAGAGTGGGACGGCGTTGAGCGTCTTGATAAATTGTTTATTGATTATTTAGGCGCAGAGGACTCAGAGCTTAATAGAGCAGTGACGAGAAAAGCCTTTACAGCAGGTGTGGCACGTATTTATCAACCTGCAATCAAGTTTGACTATATGACAACGTTATACGGTAAGCAGGGGCATAATAAGTCTACTATTTTAAGCCTTATGGGCGGTGATTGGTTTAGCGACAGCCTAAGTGAAGTGACAGGCAAAGGCGCATTTGAGGCGCTGCAAGGTAAGTGGCTTATTGAAATGGCTGAGCTTTCAGCTACTAAAAAAGCCGAAGTAGAGTCGATTAAGCACTTTATCAGTAAGCAAACCGATTCATTTCGTGTGGCTTATGGCCGACATAATGAGGATTTTCCACGCCAATGTGTCTTTTTCGGTACAACAAATAACCCTGATTTCTTACGTGATGACACAGGCGGTCGTCGTTTCTGGACGTTATCAGTCGACAAGCACAATGCAAACAAGCCTATAACAGAGATGAAAGACCCTGCGCTTGTCGCACAGATGTGGGCAGAGGCTAAATATCGTTATGAGCAAGGTGAAAAACTCTATCTACCTGCTGAGCTTGAGGAGCTTATGAACGACAGACAAGCCTCACACACTGAGGACGATTATCTCGAGGGTATCATTGAGGCTTACGTGAACACACCTATACCGCCTAAGTGGCGTGATTTAGACGTGGACACGAAACGTCAATTTATTCAATCAGGCGACGAGGGCGTACTACCTGCTAACCTAATACCTGACAACGATGAAGATTGGGAGCTGAGAGACAAGATAAGCCCAGTTGAGGTGTGGTGTGAGTGTTTAGGCAATGACCGCAGCAGATTTCCGAAAGCTGAGCAGCACAGAATAAAATCAGCCCTAAAAGGTCTAAAAAATTGGGAGCCATACACGCAAGGTGGTCGAGGACGTTTAAGATTTGGAAATGGTTACGACCAACAAAAAGCATATGTTAGGAGCTAGCGTGTCCACTGTGTCCACTTATTTATAAACTTTTTTCAAGGGTTTTGTGTCCATGTGTCCATGTGTCCCTAATATTTCAACTTTTTAAAAAAAGCCTGTTAGGGCATAAATTAGAGTAATTTTACAACTTTACCGTGTCCCAACTATGGACACACCTAAAAATACCGCGTGTCCACTGTGTCCCTAAAATTTTCTTGGGACACGGCTTGGGACACGGCTCTAATTATTGCGGCTCTAGGGCTCAATCTACTCTGTGTCCTATGTGTCCATAAAAACCCTAACTGACTTAAGAGTTAGTACAGGGAGAGAGAGAATATTATATACTCCCTAACAAGCGTTTATATATATGTTGGGTAGGTTTTTTTGGGACTTTGGGACACGGGTGTATTTTTACACAAAAGGAGCTATCAAAATGAGAGAAAGTAAAATCGAAAAATATTTAAAAGATGAGTTGGAAAAATTAGGAGGTTTGTGTCTGAAATTTACATCTTCAATCAGAGGGGTGCCTGACAGAATTGTTTTACTTCCTGAAAATAGAATTTATTTTGTCGAGCTGAAAAATGAGCAGGGCAAATTATCAGTACCTCAAAAATATTTGCATAAGAAATTTAAAAGATTAGGCATACATGTTTATGTGCCTTATTCAAAAAATGATGTTGATAAATTTATAAACGGGGTGGTCAAGAATGGCTATTGATTTTAAGCCGTATGACTATCAAGCATATGCTATTGATAAAATCATAAATAATAAAAAATTTGGGCTTTTCTTGGATATGGGCTTAGGTAAGACAGTTTCAACCCTTACAGCCATTGAAAAACTCAAATATGATTATCTTGAAGTAGATAAAGTATTGGTGATTGCCCCTAAACGCGTTGCAGAGGACACATGGGCGCAAGAAATAGAAAAATGGTACCATTTATCCCATTTAACCGTTTCGCTTGTTCTAGGTACCTCTAAACAGCGCACAGAGGCATTGGCCAAAGATGCTGACATTTATGTAACAAATAAAGAAAACACAAAATGGATATGTGAGAAGTACAGAAAAGATTGGCCGTTCGATATGTTAGTCATTGATGAATTATCGACATTTAAAAGCTCAAAGAGCCAACGATTTAAAATACTTAAAAAGCAGATGCCTTTAGTTGATAGATTTGTAGGGCTGACAGGAACACCAGCACCTAATAACTTAATAGACATATGGTCACAGATTTATCTGATTGACGGCGGTGAACGTTTAGGCAAGTCTATGACTAAATTCAGACAAAACTTTTTCTATCCGACGCATCAACTGACAGAACATGTTTTTAATTGGGAACTGAAAGACGGTGCGAAAGATGAAATATATGACAAGATAAGTGATGTCACAGTCAGCATGGAAAGTAAGGACTACCTCGAAATGCCTGAGCGTATAGATAATGTGCAAGAGGTGAAACTCAGTAAAAAAGAGCGCGCTGTATACGACCAGCTAAAAGAGGATATGGTCATAGAGGACGAGGCAGACGCTAATAAAGACATAGAGGCACTCACAAGCGCCACATTGACGCAAAAACTATTGCAGCTATCCAATGGGGCTGTATACACCTCAGACGGCACATATAAGCCCATACACGACAAGAAACTTGAGCGACTTGATGAAATCATCGAGGAGGCACAAGGTAAGCCGATATTATTGTTCTATAGTTTCAAACATGACAAAGAGCGCATACTTGAACGGTATGACTTTGCTGAGGAGCTAAAAGGTGACTATATGGAGCGTTGGAACAGTGGTGATATTAAGCTGCTTATTGCACACCCTGCAAGTGCAGGACACGGCATCAACTTACAATATGGCGGCTCAATTGCCGTATGGTTTGGGCTTACATGGAGCTTAGAACAATACGAGCAGGCCAATGCACGACTGTTCAGACAAGGACAGACTGAAACAACTGTTATCCACCACATCATGACTGAGAACAGCGTTGACCAAGACGTGTATAAAGGGCTGCAAAATAAACAATTAGGACAAAATGCTTTAATGCAAGCCGTAAAGGCTCAAATACTTTAAAGGAGGCTGCTATATGCAAATGTTAGAGCTTAGCAGGTTAGACCGTAAGAAATTAGAAGAATATATATCAAATTTTGAACTTTATAAAAGAGAATTAAGATTTACTGAGTATTTAATCATGGAAAACCACGAGCCTGACAATTTAGAGGGTGGCCAAAGTAATATGATTGGTCGTCCTGTTGAGGCTGAGGTCATTAAGAAGAATGAAGATAAGAAATATAGGCACCTGAACGATGTTGTCAGCGGTGTACAGCGCTTATATGACAATTCAGACTTAGACACACAAGAGCTGATACGTTTGAGATATTGGGATTGCCCTATTAATGCTTGTGAATGGAAAGACATAGCCAAACATTTTTGCGTATCTGAGGCCGTTATCTATAGACGACGTGCAGCAATGCTTAATGAATTAGCAAAATATATCGGTTATGTTTAAAAGTGATAGTTTACCCCCCTCAAACTTCGGTAAAAAAAGTCGTATTATAGTAATATGTTCTTAATTGAACATTACACGTTTTGTATTGTTTCTATGTAGTTACTGATTTTTCTAGGGCATTAATAATTTTCCTTTACGCATTTATACTCCTTTAAGTCGGCTGAGAGCACCTCAGTCGGCTATTTTTATACATAAATTTAACTAAGCATTTAGCATAATGAGGTGGTAATATCCGATGAATGAAAGACAAAAAAGATTTGCAGATGAATATATAAGAACAGCGAACGCATACCAGTCAGCAATAAGGGCAGGGTATAGCGATATGTACGCAAAGAACAATTCACATAAGTTATTGGAAAATAAAGGTATCAAAGCCTATGTTGAGGCACGTTTCAAAGAATTAGAAAAACAAACAATCGCCCAGCAAGATGAAGTATTGCAATATCTCACAGCAGTCATGAGAGGCGAGCAGGAAGATGAGGAAAATATCGTCGTCAACAAAGGTGATTTTGTATCTGACGTTGAGAAACACACTAAGAAAGCAGACACGGCTCAGAGAACAAAAGCAGCCGAATTGCTAGGTAAGCGATACGCGATATTTACAGATAAGCAAGAAATCACACAGCGCAATATTGAATTGAACATAGGTGAGTACGATGACGACAGCGAAGATTAACCTTAACATCTCAAAGCCTCACAGAGTGTTTAACCGCAATATATTTGAGGTGCTGACTGATTACAGCCATTTTACAGAGGTGCATTATGGTGGCGGCTCAAGTGGCAAGTCACACGGCGTGGTGCAAAAGGTAGTTATCAAAGCGCTGCAGAATTGGAAATATCCGCGCAAGATATTGTGGTTACGTAAGGTAGGCGCAACGATTGCAGATAGTTTATTCCAAGATGTTAAGAGCTGCCTAATCGACTTTAAGGTGTGGGAGCTTTGCGAATGGAACAAAACAGACAATCGTGTCACTTTGCCAAATGGAGCAGTATTCTTATTCAAGGGCATGGATAACTCAGAGAAGATTAAATCAATCAAAGGCATTAGTGATGTAGTCATGGAGGAGGCCTCAGAGTTTGTGATGAACGATTATACACAGCTCACATTGAGGCTGAGAGAGAAGAAACACCTCAACAAGCAAATATATTTAATGTTCAACCCTGTAAGCAAATTGAATTGGGTATATAAATATTTCTTTGCAGGTGAGCAACATGACAACACGCTGATTAGGCAATCAAGTTATAAAGATAATAAGTTTCTTGATGAAATGACCAAGCAAAACCTTGAAGATTTAGCGAATAGAAACCCTGCTTATTACAAAATATACGCATTAGGTGAATTTGCTACACTCGATAAGCGCGTATTTCCTAAATACGACACAGATATATTAAACAAAGACGATTTAAGGCACTTGCCGTCAATGTTTGGCCTCGATTATGGTTACATTAACGACCCGAGTGCTTTTATTCATGTGAAGATTGATAAGAAAAATAAGAAACTCTATATATTAGAGGAGTACGTCAAGACAGGCATGTTAAACGATGAGCTTGCGAATGTCATTAAGCAGCTAGGCTATGCAAAGGAACGCATCACAGCAGACAGTGCTGAGAAGAAATCTATTGCAGAAATGAAACGCGAGGGCATTGAGCGCATTAAGCCGTCGATGAAAGGCGCTGACAGTATCATGTCAGGCATACAGTTTATAAGCCAGTTCGATATTGTGGTAGATGAAAGATGCTACAAGACAATTGAGGAGCTGGACAATTACACGTGGAAAAAGGATAAGCAAACTGATGAGTATTACAACGAGCCAGTTGATACTTATAACCACTGTATTGACTCACTCAGATATGCAGTTGAGGAGCTTATGATAAAAGACAGAGAAGAAAAGAAAGACACAAACCAATTACGCAGATTAAAACAATTTTTCTAGGAGGTGCAGCACTTGTCTAAACTGAAAAAGAAATTTAGCACATTAGCAAACGCAGACCTGTTAGCAGAAAATGCTGACGAGATTGTGCAGGACTATACTAAGCTGCAGAGGCTAGTAGAGCGACACAAAATAGAACAAGCACCACGCCTTAATATGTTAGAGCAATATTTCCTAAGCGATAACACGGGCATATTAACAGGTGAGCGCAGAAAAGACGCAGAGAAAGCTGACCATAGAGCAGTACATAACTTTGCGAAATACATTTCACAGTTTATTGTCGGTTATCTGACAGGCAATCCGCTGACGTTCTCACACGATGATGAGGACACACAGAAAGCTATATATGAGTTGAATGATGCAAACGATGCAGATGCAGTAAACAGTGACATTGCACTTGATTTAAGCATATATGGCCGTGCATATGAGATTGTATTTAGAGATGAGAACGAACAAGATAGATTTCTAACACTCGACCCTAAGAATACGTTCGTTATTTACAATTATGATATTGATAAGAAAATCATTGCGGGCGTGAGATACTATGACACAGTGGACGCTGAGGGGCAAACAATCAATCATATTGATGTGTACACAGCAACACACCTGCACAGCTATACTATCCGCAAAGGTGAGCTAAACAGCGTACAGGACATTGAACATCATTATAACGATGTGCCAATCATTGAGTATCTGAACAATAAATTTAAGCAGGGCGACTTTGAGAACGTCCTCAGCTTAATTGACTTGTACGATGCAGCACAATCAGACACAGCGAACTATATGACTGACACAAACGATGCAATGCTTGCAGTAGTCGGCAATGTTGAAATGGACGGCGAGGACGCACAGAAATTCAAAGATGCAAACATGATACATGTTAAGCCTGAAATGAACGCAAACGGCAGTGAGGGCAATGCAGATGTCAAATACATCTATAAGCAATACGATGTGCAAGGCTCAGAGGCCTATAAGACAAGATTGCAAAATGATATTCACAAATTCACTAACACACCTGACATGAACGATGAGAACTTCTCAGGCACGCAATCAGGCGAGGCAATGAAATATAAACTGTTCGGACTAGAGCAGACAAGAGCCGTTAAGGAGCGTTTATTTAAAAAAGGATTGGCTAAACGCTACAAGCTGCTATTCAATAACTTAAACATTTTAGGTACTAAAACGCACGACCATTCAGAAATGGATATAGCCTTTACACCTAACCTGCCTAAGTCCATGAAAGACAATGTGGAAGTAGTCAACTTGCTTGCAGGTACAATATCAGAGAAAACGCGTTTAGGCTTGTTAGATTTTATCGACGACCCTGACGCTGAGATTGAACGCTTGCAGCAAGAGGAGGACGAGCAGCTCACACGTGCGGACAATCGCGAATACAGTTTTAACGACGAACTGAAAGAGTGATTAAATGGCAGACCTAACAAGCAAAAAATATTGGCGTGATAGAGCAAAACGTATCATAGCAGTTGAGGCTAAAAAAGATGATGACGTTATCGACGAGGTACGCAGCATCACCAACTCGACAATGAGCCAGTTAGCCAATGAGATATACAGCTTTTATGCTAAATACGCAACGGCTGAGGGCATCACAGTAGACGCTGCTAAAAAGAAAATTCAAAAGACAGACATCAAAGAGCTTGAGGACAGAGTCGCTCAATATGTTAAGAATAAAGATTTCAGCGAGAAAGCCAATGCTGAACTCAGACAATACAATACTAAAATGTATGTAAGCCGTGAGCGTATGTTATTGCAGCAGCTTTCAGCTATCATGGTGAACGGCACAGCGCTCACTGAGGTAGAGATGAACGAGTACCTGACTAATTCAGTCGACAGAGAGGTCGAACGTCAGGCAGGCATACTAGGCGAGAGCGCACTTATCAAGCCTAATCATGTACGCGCTATTGTCAACGCTGATTTTCACGGTGAAACATGGAGCGAGCGCTTATGGGCAGATATGGAGCAGACACGCAAGACCGTACTCAAGACAGTGCAAAACACAATGCTGAGAGGTCGACACCCTGACGAGTTCGTTCCTGAGCTTAAAAAGAAATTAGGCGTTACAACCTCAGACGCTAAGCGATTGCTTATCACAGAAACGGCTAGAGTGCAGACAGAGGCACAAAAGCTGCACTACAAGGAAACAATCGGGGAAGATGCTACAATCGAGTTTGTCGCTAAGCTAGATGACCGCACATCAGACGAGTGCAGACATGCAGACGGCAACAAAATTAAAGTGTCTGAAATGGTTGCAGGCGTGAATGTTCCGCCGCTACACCCCTATTGCAGGTCGACAACAGTGCCAGCCGTTGATGAGATTGAGGACGAGCTTGAGGCTTTCTTCAAAGAGCGTGAGGGCAAGTATAATCTTAAAAATGTTGATGATGAGCTTGATGAACAGCTCGACCCTGAGCCGGCACCCGAAGAAGTAATTTTTAATGAGCAGCTCACTGAGGCATTTGGTGAGGAGCAATTGGACGAGATAAAACGTCAGCTTGATAATAACAAAGATGCTGAGGGCGCTAAGGAATACCGCAAAATATGGAATTACTTTGCACCCGATATGACCATTCAAAATTTACCAAGTAACAAAACAGCTCACTTTGACCCGATGTCAGAAAAGGTGAAAATGCAGACCTCAAATCTTGCTGAACGTGACCAAGTAAGAATAGGTGGCGAAATCCGTGAGGGTACAGACAGCTATAAGACAGTCATACACGAGTTTTCGCACATGATTGACCTAGCTGTTCAAAAAGAGCTGAAAGGCGCTAAAAACATGTTGAATGGAGCCTATTCAGCCGACCCTAACTATTTCATGAATGAAGATACGGACGAGCGCGAAATGTTGGCGGACGTTCTGAAAAAAGAAATAGACGACACGGCCAAAGCCGAGCTTAAAACGCTTAAAGACGCACACAAGAGCGGCAACACTGACCTTTGGGATAGACCAAGCAAGCCGCGCATAGACGACGGACGCGTAAAAATGGTTAGACGACTCAGAGAGCAATACCATTTAGGCGACTCTGACGGCTTATCTGACATGATTGAGGCAGCGACTAACGGCAAAGTTAAAATCGCATATGGTCACGGCAAAGGGTATTGGAAGAAACACCCTGCATACAAAACGCCGTTACAGGCAAACCTTGAGGCCTTTGCAGAGATGTCAGAGGCGTTTATGAGTGAAAGCAAAAGGGAAGTTTTACAAAAAGAAGTTCCTAAGTCATACGCATTGTATTTAGAAATGCTCAAATCTATAGTGAAAAGGTTGGGTCTATGATGAATGAATTAGACAAAGCATATAAGGCCTATGAGGCTAAGTTCGATGAGGAGCCACCCTTGATGTTCTTGAGGGGCTTGTCGCTTGATGAGCAAGCTGCAGTAATCAATGAACGAGTGAAAGACGGCAAGACTTTCGGCGAACATGCCAATGAGGAGGGCTATTATTCATAATGAAAGCTATTGAATGTTTACGCTCTATCGCTGAGAGCCTATATGGCATACACAAAGAGCTGATAAAACTTAACCAAACGCACCCGAGCAATCAAGCTAAACCCGAAGAAAAAGAAAAGCAATTTAAACCAAGCAAATTCATTTAAGCTATTCACCTTAATTGGTGGGTGGCTTTTTATTATGCCCAAAACGTGCTGACGGCGTAAAAAGCATGTATGGAAATCAGAGCCGACGGGCTATAAATGGAGGTAACAATATGATTGAAAAATTAAGATTAAACTTACAACATTTCGCTGAGCAAGGCGACGACAGCCCTGAGGGCAATGACGACCAACAAGGCGGCAACCCTGAGGGCAAAGACGACCAGCAAGGTAGTAAAGACGACCAGCAAGGCGGAAAAACGTTCACACAAGAAGAAGTAGACCAAATTCTTAAAGACCGTGTGGCACGTGAGAAGAAAAAAGCTGACGAGAAAGCCAAAGAGGCTGAGAAGTTGGCTAAAATGAACAAAGACCAAAAGGCTGAATATGAGCGCGAGCAAATGCAAAAAGAGCTTGACGCTTACAAGGCTAAAGAGGCACGCAATGAAATGAAAAAGCATGCAAGTGATGTATTCAAGAATAATGAAATCACACCAAACGACGAGCTGCTTGAGATAGTCACAGCTGACACAGCAGACCAAACTCAAGCTAACGTGCAGGCTTTCAATGATGTGCTTAATAACATGGTCAAAGAGCAGGTACAGGCTAAACTGTATCAAGGCACACCTAAGAATTACTCAAACGGCGGTGGCGGTGTTACACGTGAGTCAATCTTGAGTATTAAAGATGACTCGCAAAGACAACAAGCCATTGCGCAAAACATGCACTTATTTAACTAAAATTTCGGAGGTAATACATTATGGCAGTAGAAAATAACTTAATTGATGTACAAGCATTAGGAGAGGCAAAGTCGATTGATTTCGCAAATAAAATGGGAGACCGCTTAAACAAATTATTCGAGGCATTGGGTATCACAAATAAAATTCCAATGAATGTCGGCTCAGCATTAAAACAATATCGTTTCAATGTAATTGACTCAGAGGCGCCAAACGGTGACGTTGCTGAGGGCGAAATTATCCCATTAACTAAAGTTGAGCGTGAGCTTGTGAACATCACAGAGCTTGAGTTCCGCAAGTTCCGTAAATCAACATCAGCAGAGGCTATTCAGTCACACGGTTATGACTTAGCAATCAACCGCACAGACGATGAGCTTATCCGCTATGTTCAGAAGAAATTCAGAACTGACTTCTTTAACACTATTGAGGACGCAGTGAACAACGAAGACCGTACAAACAACGAGCAGTTATCAGGTAAGAACTTGCAAGGTGCGTTATCACGTGGCCGTGCGAACTTATCAACATTATTAGATGATGAAGTGACACCGATTGCGTTAGTAAACCCTAACGACGTAGCAGGCCATTTAGCAGACGGTTTCATTAACTCAAACGGAGCGCAATTCGGGTTAAACTTATTAACGCCATATGTAGGCGTGCAAGTGATTGAGTTTGCAGATGTACCTCAAGGCACTGTATACATGACTACAGCTGAAAACTTAAACGTTGCTTATGCAAACCCTCAAGGTGAGTTAGGCCGTGCATTTAACTTTGCAACAGACCAAACAGGCTTTGTGGGCGTATTGCATGATATCCAATCAAACCGTTTAACAGCAGATACAGTGTTCACATCAGCAATTTCAATGTTCCCTGAAAACGTTGACGCAGTTGTCGCTGTAGAAATCACAGACGGCGGAGCTGACGAAGGCTCTACTCCCAGCGAAGCCTAATAGCGTTGATGTTAGACCGAACGTCAAATCAGCTAGGCTGACAGTGAAATAAAATATCGGAGGTTTTAAGATATGGCAGACGTATTGAAAGTATATCAAGGTGAAAACGTTGTAGGACAAGCAGAGCGTGCATCAGACGGCACAGCGTCAGTTACGATTGACGGCTTAGATGCTGCCACTGAGTACGCAGCAGGCACTTATCAAGTGGCTTTCAGCAACGATGCAGGCGAGTCAGCTAAGGTTGACGTGCCAGCGTTCACTACTAAGGAAAGCGCACCTGCTGAGCCTCAAAACGTATCAACTGAAACGACTGAGGACACAGCAGACGTGAGCGCAGAATAAGGAGGCGCTAAGCAATGGCATACCTTGAAAATGTAAAAACGCTGTTATCCATTACGGATAATGAACAAGATGAATTGCTCAGCAAAATTATAGATAATACTGAAAAACGTTTGCTCACTTTCCTCCCACTCAACGAAAAAGATGTACCGCAAAGACTTGATTTCGTTGTCGAGGAGGTAGCAGTCAAAAGATATAACCGTGTCGGTGCAGAGGGCATGACCTCAGAAACATTAGACGGACATTCAACAAAGTTCCAAGACGATGACTTCGACGAGTTCCTAAGTTTCATTGAGCGTCTGTATCCTCCTCAGCAAGGCACAGGCCGTACAGGCAGTGTGACATTCTATTGAGGTATGACCAACGCGCTAAACTTGTGTATGAGGGTGACAAGCGGTACAATCCCGACACAGGTAAGACCGAAAAAGATGAGCGTATTATCTATACAAGCATACCTTGTCACAAGTCCCCGTTATCACCTGAACGCACAGCCGTCGAGTTCGGGAATGTGCAGCGTGATATAAGCATCATAAGGCTGAGAGGCCAAATAAGCGACAAAATCAGCCACGCCTATATAGATGACCGCAAGTACATTGTCGTACGCCATACCTACTACAGACACGACACAGTGATGTATTTAGAGCAGGTGAACAATGGCAAAGGTTAAAGGATTAGGCAAGCTGATAGCGGCGCTAGAAGATGCTGAGGACGACATTGAGGACGATGTGGACTTCATTCTCAAGAAAAGAAGTGAGCAATTCAGGGCTGATACAGTGAAAGAGGCACGCCGTGTTATGACTAAAGGCTATTGGACGGGCAACCTAGCCCGCATGGTCGAGGACACTAAGCAAGGTAAGCTGAGCTACCTCATAACATCAAATGCCCACTACTCAGGTTTCCTTGAATACGGCACACGTTTCATGGCACCTGAGACTTTCATGTATCAGATATATCAGAAATACGATAAGCAAATTCCCGCAGATATTGAGCGACTTATAAACAGTTAGGAGGCAAGACATTGGCTAAGCAATCAATAAAGTATGAGCTATTTAATTATTTATATAAAGCGTTCAGCGAGCTAGGCGTTCCAGTAGTTAGAGTAGCAGACCAATACACAGAGTTAGGCTATCCGTTCATTGCGATTGAAGAAATACAAGAACTTGTATCAGTTCAATCGTTCGACAATTACGGCGGCGAGCCTAAAGCACGTATTCACTTATGGAGCGACGCGGACGACCTACAGACGCATGACAGGCTTTATATTCAAATTCAAGATATTCTCATGGAAACTGAGCAGCTACCCTCCTATCATGTTTCATTGGTCAGTATCAATACAAACGACATCAATGATGATACGACTAACACAAATTTGCAGCACAGCGTTATTGATGCAGAGTTTCAAACACTTTAGGTGCGCCTCATAGCAGGTGCGCCTTTTATTATTATTATTAAATAAACGGAGGTCATGACATTATGGCAATTAAACAAGGTACTGACGAACTTGCATTAGTTCGTAAAGCAGGCGAGGCCGTTGAGGCAAACAAAATTATGTGGATTAATGAACTTGAGCGTGAAACAGAACGCGACTCAGACCAAGAGGCGACAATTGACGGCTCAGTTAGCTCAGGTGGTACATTAGAGTCAACTGTAACTATCACGTCTTATATGGACGTTGAGGACGAGTTGAGCGACGAAATTGAGGACGCTGCTGAGGACGGCACGGCTTACGAGTTATGGATAATCAACAAAAAAGTACAAAACCAAGAGGGCAAATATAAAGCTGAGTATCGTCAAGGTACTTGGAACAGCATTACACGTACCAATGAGGCCGACTCTATTGCAGAGTTCGAGACTGAGTTCGGCGTTTTTGCTAAGAAACAAAGAGGCTATGCCTCACTACCTGAAATCGTTGAGCAAAACAAAACGGCTTATGGTTTCCACGACACAACATCTGACGACCCTGCAGACGACGGACTTGCTGACGAGGATATTCCACAACCTGACGACAGCACAGGTGACGGCAGCACAGGTGACGGCAGCACAGGTGACGGCAGCGCAGGTGAGTCTACACCCAGCTAAGCCTGAAATAGTTGATGTAAAGCCTAATATTAAAAGCGTTAGGTTATCAGTTCAGTAGGGAATACAAAACAGCACAGGCGGGCATATAGCCCGTCTTTTTAATTAATACAAACAATAAGAGAGGTAATTATATTATGGAAATTAAATTTAACGGAAAAGAAATCGAATTATCATTTGGCTTTAAGTTCATGAACGATATTGATAAGAAATTAGGTATGGAAATGGAGCAAATGAGTTTCGGTCAAGGTATTCAAATGCTAGCGCCTAACTTAGAAAGCGGCAACCCCGTAGCAATTGGCCATACTATCATTGCTGCAACTTCTCACCACAAGAAAGCCCCTAAAACAGATGAAGAAATCTCACAAGTATTGAATGATATTGCCTCAGAGCAAGGACTCGACGAGTTCGCAGAAGAAATCATCAAGGAGTTGGGAAAGCAACCTATGACCCAAAACCTCGTTCCCGAAGAATACAGACAAGTGAAGAAAGCGGCAGCAGCGAAGAAATAGAAGAACAGTCCAAGCTCACTTATGACAGAGCGGTTATCCTTTGCATGAGTGAGTTAGGCGTTTATGACATGAAAGAAATTGAAATGATGACACTGACTGAGTTCAACTATCGCATGTATGCCCGCGAGTACGAGATGCTCAAGGAAGAATACGACATCTACCGTTTAGCCTTTGCTATACGTGATGCCAAAGCTGAGCAAAAGAAAAAAGGCGGCAAAAAAGGCGAGAATGAGTTCAAATACAATGGAGCTGACGATATTATCAACTATCAAGAGAACATTGAAAGGCTTAACAGAGGGGAGCCAGTACAAATGGGCGAGTCAGCAAATAAAGAAGATGACAAACCGTCACTTGATGTGTTGAAACAAATCAGAAATCATAATAAATCATAGCAGAGGAGGGAATACATGGCAGAGTACAAGATAAGTACAAGTATTGATGCTAACGTGTCGAAGTTCCGAAGTGCTTTCAATAAGGCTAAACGTATAGCTGAACAATTTAAAGCCTCTACTGAGAGTATGAAAGACACTGATGTTGATGCTGACACGTCAAGTTTTAGGGCTAAGATGAAAGCAGCTAGAAAATCTATGAACAGTTTCAGCCGCATGAGAGCTAAGTCGACATTAGACGTGAGCAGTTCAGCAGCATCAGCTAAAATTGCAAAATTTAAAGCCATGTTAAAATCAATTCCGAACAGACACCGTACACGGCTCGATGTAGACAGCAGACCTGCACTAAGTGCTTTCAGGGCTATTACAGCAGCAACTAATAATTTCAAAAGCACATTAAGCACAATCGCAGGCAATATCCGCACAGTCGGAACTGTAGCAGGTAACGTGTTTAAGGGTACAATGTTATCAGGCATCACAGCATTAGTTCCTGCAATTGCATCATTAGTTCCTGCTTTAATGGCTGTACTTAACGCAGCAGCAGCCGTAGGCGGCGGAGCAATTGGAATGGTTGGCGCGTTCGCTACAGCAGGCGCAGGCGTTGTCGGTTTCGGAGCAATGGCTATGAGTGCATTGCAAATGGTCGAGAATGGCACACTTGCAGTTACTAGCGAAGTGCAGAACTATCAATCAGCCGTGCAGAGCCTACAGTCAGCATGGCAAGGCGTTATATCTCAAAATCAATCTGAGATATTCAACACATTAGCCAATGCAGTGAACACAGCTAAGGCCGCACTTGCAGGATTGACGCCTTTCCTATCAGGTGTAGCACAAGGTATGGAAACAGCAAGTGCAGCAACGCTTGATTGGGCTAAAAATTCACAAGTTGCCTCAAATTTCTTTGATATGATGGGAAGTACAGGCGTACGCATATTCAACAATATGCTAAGTGCAGCAGGCAATTTCGGCTCAGGTTTGGTCGCAGTATTAACTAATCTTGCGCCTCTGACTGAATGGATATCTAAAGGCTTTGAGAACATGGGCAAATCGTTCAATGAGTGGGCGACAAGTGTTGAGGGCAGCACAGCCATTCAAGATTTTACAAACTTTGTGAAAACAAACTTGCCTATCATTGGTGAGATATTCAGCTCAACATTTAAGGGCATATTCAACCTAATGAAAGCCTTTGCGCCTAATTCACAGGTTATATTCGAGGCATTAGCTCAAATGGCCAACCGTTTCGAGCAATGGAGCGCAACAATCGCTGAGTCAGACGGTTTCCAACAATTTGTGCAATATGTGCAAGAAAATGGGCCAGTCCTAATCAGCCTAATAGGTAATATAATAAACGTATTAGTCAATATAGGCGTAGCATTGGCACCACTAGGAGCTAAAGTGCTGCAAGTCGCAAACGCCTTTGCTGAGTGGTTAGCTCAGTTGACAGCGACGCACCCTGTAATCGGTGTATTAATCGGCGTTGTAACTTCACTTGCAGGCGTATTCATGGCATTATGGCCAGCAATTCAATTTGTGATACAGGTTATCGCTCCTTTAGTATCAGGCTTTATGGAATTTGTTGGCGTTGGGCAAATCGTTCAAGGTCTACTATCAGCAGTAGGCGCGGCATTTGGTGCATTGAGTGCGCCAGTGTGGGCAGTCATCGGCGTAGTAACAGCGCTTATAGGCATATTCGCATCACTACTTGCCAGCTCAGAGCAGTTAAGAGGTCAGATGATAGCTGCTTGGAATGAGATTAAACAAACAGTGATGCAGGCCATTCAGGCAATCATTCAATTTGTATCACAGCTTATCTCAAGAATACAAACGATTGTAGCGCCTTTAGTTCCGATATTCCAAAATACTTGGAACCAAATCGTTGCTGTCGTAGAGACAGCAGTCAACTTAATTTCACCAATCGTGCAGCAAGCGTGGAATACCATTAAGGCCGCAACGCAGGTTGCTTGGGAACTCATTAAAATGGTCATCACAGTCGCAATGGAGGTAGTAGTCAGCACGATTACAGCGCTACTTCAAGCCTTATCAGGGGACTGGTCAGGCGCTTGGCAAACTATCAAATCAGCAGGCGAGAATATTTGGCAGGCCATTGTTACAGCAGCACAGAATATTTTTAATATTTTAAAAGATTGGCTTATGAATTTGTGGAACTCTATCAAGCAAAACGCCATAACAGCGTGGAACGCCCTCAAAGGACAGGCCTCATCAATTTGGCAGAGCATCGTTTCAGGTATTCAGTCCGTAGTGCAGGGGCTAGTTGGCATACTATCCTCTATTTGGTCAACAATCACTAGCACGGCAAGCTCTATGTGGTCAGGATTGGTCGGCATAGCGTCCTCTATTTGGAGTTCACTTGTCAGCACGATAAGCTCTATCGTTTCAAGTATCGTCAGCGCAGTAAGTTCAGCGTGGTCGAGCATATCAAGCACGACTTCATCAATATTCAGCTCAATTGCGTCAACAGTATCAAGTATTTGGTCATCAATCGTGAGTGCGATTTCTAGCTTTATCTCAAGTATTGTTAGTACCGTGTCAAGCGGTTGGAATAACGTGATGAGTACGATTTCATCAATTCTAAGCTCTATCGCGTCTACCGTATCAAGTATTTGGTCATCAATCGTTAGTGCGATAAGTTCATTTATCTCAAATATTGTCAGCACGGTTTCAAACGGTTGGAATAACGTAATGAGTACGATTTCATCAATACTAAGCTCGATTGCGTCAACGGTATCAAGCATTTGGTCGTCAATCGTTAGCACGATAAGCTCATTTATCTCAAATATTGTCAGCACAGTCACATCAGGTTGGAACAATGTTCTAAGTGCTATCACATCAGCAATGAGCGGCATTATCAGTGCAGTTACATCAGGCATGAGCAATGTAGTCAGCGCAGTCACATCAGGCGTATCTAACGCAGTGAGTGCAGCGAAGTCATTCGTTGGCGACATGGTGTCAGCAGGTGGCGACCTTATCAAAGGTATGATAAACGGTATCAAGAACATGGCAGGCTCATTAGTAAGTGCTGCTAAGGGCGTTGTATCTAACGCTGTAAAAGGCGCTAAGAGCCTATTAGGCATACATTCACCGTCTAAAGTGTTCAAAGATATCGGACAATACACAATGCAAGGTATGCAGATTGGCCTTAATGACAGAGGCAGAAAAGTTGTACGCGACACAGGTAGAATTGCGCGACAAATGACTCAAGGTTTCAACCCTGACTTACAGGCTAGACCTGCAGTCAAAGGCATTAATCGCGAATTGAACAACTTATCTACACGCGGTCATGTTACGGCAAACCATACAACAACAGTTAAGGCTGAGCCTAGCACAATGAACTTACGCATACAGCTAGACACTGACGATGAAGTCTTAACAGCTAAGGTCAACGGCGTAAACGCACGCGACGGAGAAGTTCTATCATTCTAATAAGGAGGTGTGACCTATCGACCTAAAAATCACACGACAAAACGGCGACTCATTCACATTAGGTGAGTACGGCGTGGACGTTACTGATATTGTGATTAGTGGTGTCGAAATGGAGGAGCAAACCCGTGACATACAAGGGCTTAACGGCACTTTTGACATGGGGGCAACATACAAGGGGCGCGATATTAGCGTTCCTTTTTCATTTCAAGGTCAGAATTTGGCATCATATCCACTATTCAGAGATTTAATATATAAACTAACAACTAAAACTGAGCCTTTTTATATTCAGGAAATGCGCAGGCCACAAGTAGCAGGCTATACATTCAAAGATGTGAAGAACTCAAACGCAGTATCAATTGACCAGTACGGCAAAGATACCGTATTTGATGAGACGCAATCAGAGAACGAGGTCAGCACAGGCAAGCGTTATCTTGTGAGGCTTTCAGGCGCTACTGAGATAGAGCAAAGCAAGCATAATGCTAAAGGCAAAGGCGAGCTAGCGTTCCATACGACAGAGCTGCCATTTGCTGAAAGTGTTGGCACGTCAAAAGATTTAGAACGCGACGGTTTGCACTACACAGAAAACCCTATTTGGTCGTACGGCATGGGCTTGGATAGAGACCCTGCTACAAGACAATATACGTTCGATGTGAACACAGGAACCGAGTTCGATGTGTACAATATCGGCGATGTACCTATAGACCAATTCAATCAGCATTTAATTTTAAGGCTTAAATTCAATCAAGATTTAGACGGCACGTTGAAATTCGGTTTTAACGACACTGACATTCATATTGACGGCTCAGAGGCTAACATCAGCGCAGGCGACACTATCACTTATGAAACAGGCGGCTATTTCAACAATGGCCTAAGTATCTTAAATGCTACAAATTACAAAACGCCCGAGTTACAAGAGGGCTTAAACAAATTAATGTTTAACGGCACTTATGACCTGACTATCGAGGTCGAGTGTCGTTTTTACTACTTATAGGAGGTCATGACAATATGGCAAGAAAAGAAATCACTACACCATTAGACCTGAAAAACCTTGAAAACCATAATGACAATTATGATGAGCTATACGGACTGATTGATGAAACCGACAGACGCATCAGCGAGGATATGTGGGAAGAAATCAAAGACGCCAACACGATGAAAATGCTTGAGCCTGTACAAACGGCTGCAGACCTGCCAAGTGAGGCGGCTGACAAGTCACTTATTACAGTTATTGACGAGCAGCGTGTTTATGGTTTCGTAAATGGTGAATGGCAACCTTTTAATCAGATTGACTTAGACCCGTTCGAGCCGTTCAAAGATGAGTTATCTGAAATCGTTGCTGCTTACGAAAAGCAAATACAGAATATTACTCAAGAAGTGCAATCTACAAAAGACTCAGCGATTGAGTCCATAGAAAGCACACAGAGCCAATCTGAGAGCAATATTAATCAAACGGAACAAAGCGCCGTAAATTCTATTAATCAAACACAGTCGGAGGCTGAGAGCCAAATACAAGCAATCAAAGACGAAATGTCAACACAAGCCTCAGACCTGACGGCATTATTTAATGACTCAATGGATAAGCTCACTAACAAACAAGATACAGCACTTGCTGAGGTGGATAGTGCCAAACAAGCAGCTATTACAGCACTTGAGGACTTTCAAAACACAGATACAAGCAATTGGCAGAAACATAAACTTACCGAAGATGACGGGTATATCCCTCGTATGGATAACGTAGACATGTCAGATTTAGATAGTTTTATGGAAATTAAATCAAAACTTGTGTACCTTTTTGACCCTATCAACACACCTACACTTGATAATGATAACGGCTATCTTACCATAATTGCTCGAAGTAGCACATATGCTCAGGCTATTTTCAGCCCTATAAACGACAATAAAATCTACATGAATAATAAAATAGGTAGCTCAAACGGCTGGAGCGGTTGGGAGCTTGCAGACGGGACTAAAGTTGAATTGTTTAACGGCAGTGCCTCAGGTGTAGGCTCAGAGATTTCACTTTCAGCTCCTTATGATAAATTTAATTATTTATTCGTTTCCTTTAACTCGACACCGGGCAGACAGACTAAAATTTTTGAGGCGCAAATCTCTGACGGTATTGTTATTAGTGTCAATAATGTTTACAACGATGCCTCAAACGCGAAAGCCTATGAAATGGCAATCGCTAGGACAGACCTAACTACTTTAACTATCACAAACGAGGTTAGTCATACATTCAGCGGCGGAAGCTCAGAAGATAGTACAGTAGTAATAGAAAAGATTGTAGGTGTTAAATAATGGAAATGAACACAGAGGGTGTTACCAATGACAAGCTAAACATAAAGGTTAATGAGAATGATGAAATCACTTCATACGCAATTGTTGGCGGTGTAGGCGATGAGAGTATTTTCATACCTTACGACGTAGCTCCTGACAATTTTATAACTGATTTTAAAAATGGCTATTTTCTTTATAAAGACGGCGTTATCTCAGTTAATCCTGACTTTGAGCCTAGCCATGAAATTGAATAAATAAGCAAAGGCAGGTGCATTAAATGGCTTTAATTCTTAAAGACTTAAACGGGAACGCCTACCCTGTTGAAACAGTGACCAATCACACAGTACGCATGAACAGCGACGGCATGCTGACGTTCAATGTGATTGAGAACGAGCAAACGGCTCATTTCATCAATGACATATCTAAGATGTGGCGTGTAGAAAATGTGACAGGCAATGCTGAGTCTCAGACTTATGTTATAGTGATTGCTAAACGAAAAGCGACTAAACATAAACAGTATATCGAGGTTACAGCTAAAGAGGAGCAATTCGACTATTTAGAAACGCACAGAATATATGAGAGCGTCACAGGCAGCCGCACAGGCGTTGATTTCCTAAACTTGATATTTGACGGCACGCCTTACAGCTATACGTTGTTAGAGGGCGTATATGCTAAAGAGTGGGAAAACGCAGGTGACGGTCAATCACGTTTTGATATGTTCCTAAACTGGTTAGAGCGTTACGGTTTCGAGTTCCAATATGAGCCGACCTCAAAAACATTCAAGTTGGGCGAGCGTATTTCACGCCGTCCAGCTTACTATATTTCTAAAAAGCTAAATGCTAACGACATAAGTTTTGAGGAGGACGCAACCAATTTTTACACATATGCTCGAGGCTATTTTGACTATGACGGCGCTGACAATATTCATGCAGCTAACCAAATAAGAGAATACCCGAAAGGCAAAACAAGCCCAATGATAGAGCTATTCGGTATCAGAGAGGCGCCACCTGTCTCAGACGGGCGTGTGACAGATACGGAACTCATGGACGAGATGCTTGAGAAACAGGTCGAGCAATCACTCAAGATGAGCATTGAGCTTGATTTCGTAACGTTAGGCCATAACTATCCTTTCGCTCAGCCTGAAATTGGTGACGAGATACCTGTTATTGATGAAACTATCAACTTTAATCGAGTATTAAGAATACAAGAAATCAAAACAACACGCGATGCTCATCATAAAGTCGTTAAGCAAACTATTGTAGTTGGCGACCCTAGACGTGAAGTCAGATATAAAAAAGCTCAATCTGGTGCAGTATCAGCAATTAATGACCTTATGGCAGGTCGTACGAAAATAAAAGAGTCAGTGCTGCCTGCAGCTATTAAAGAGTCCACTCAAATGCTAATGGACACAGCAAGCGAGTTGTCATTCAGCGAGCAAGGCATCATGGCCGTTGATAAAGACAATCCTAACTATGTGACGCTGCTCAACTCAAGCGGGCTAGGTGTCAGCAAGGACGGCGGCCAAACATTCCACAATGCAATCACACGCGGTCAGATTAATGCCGACTTGATAACAGCAGGCTCATTAAACGCTGATTACATCAGAGGCGGCACGCTAGATGCTAACCTTGTGAATATCGTCGGTGGTGACGGTGACAAATATATCACAATGGAAAATGATGAAATGACGTTATACGGTACTTATAAACGTACATGGCAAAGCGGACAAACTACCAATAACGTATTTACTAGATTTAAAGACGGTCATTTAAGGTTTAGAAATAACGACGAAAACCGCTCAATTTATTTATCTGATTTCGGTATATCCACCTATCTTGACGGAAACCCTCGAGAGGCCTCAGGTACACTAGAGTTTTTCGATTACTTTTACGACAGCACTGCAAGAGGTGTGACGTTGCAATCAGGGCTAGGTGTTGTTGCTTTAAGGTCAGACTCTAACAGAATGGTCATTGAGGCTGATGACACAGTTAATATTGGCAGTAACAAATATTCGGTTTATATGAGGCCATTCTCGTCAACACGTATGGGTGTCAATGAGTTTCAGTTTTACGTTAAAGACAACCCGAGCGCTACAGAAACCGATGGAGCGCTATTGTATGGAAACCTCACGGGGTCAGGTACAAAAATGGGGTCAGGTATCAGATTTGGCAAACAACTTCCTGTTGTATACGCCACTAATGACAACGGCGACATAGGCAGCGGCTACTTTTACGGCGCAGGCTTTCAGGGCGATTGGTTGGCCAAGAATTCTAATGTTTATGCTTGTGTAAACGGTGCCTTGAGAGTTACCGATATGAACGGCTATAACAACGGAAACCCTAATTATAAAGAAATAGATGCATCGCGTTTAAACACCTATGACGGTGCGGCATTTGCTAACCATAGTGGCGGAAATGTTTACTTTGGCGTTGGTTATAATGAATTGAGAGTTACAGCAAATAATTGGTGGAACGGGGGTAGCCCGAAATATCAAGATGTAAGAGCGCACATTTTCTATGGTTCACTTGAACCCAATTCTTCCGAAAAATATAAAACAAATATAGAAAATTGGGATATTGATGCAACTCAAACATTGCGTGACACAAAACTATATGAATACAATTATATTTCGGATTTAGAACGTGGCGAAGATATTAAAAAACATGGGGTTATTTTAGAAAGAGAAACACCAGACCATATTAAAGGGACTGATACCATTGATTTATATGAAATGGTTTCAACAAACACTAAAGCACTAAAAGAGCAAATCGAAAGAAACGATGAATTAGAAAGAAAAATCGAACAATTGGAGGCATTAAACAATGGCAAATAATGAACAAGATATAGAAAAAGCAGTATTACAAAACAGACTATTTGAAGAAATTCAACGCGCGGTGCAGTTACAAACTGAACTAGAGGCGACTCATAGAGAACTAGAGGCGTACAAATCGCAGGTAGACTATAATGACGAGTAATATTGGCAGGTGTAACTTTGGCAGATGTAGAAACAAAAGATATTGAGCGCAGGGTCGGTATACTGGAGGACAAAGACAGATATAATGACAGGCGCTTTAAGAAAATAGAAGAAGTACAAAAAGAGGATAGAGACAATTTCAAAGAGTCTATCGAAAAGTTGTATAATTCTTTAGAAGAAATCAAACAGAGTCAGCACACACAAGAAAAAACAAATTTGAAAATGGACTACACGCTTAACACAATCAACCGTGAGCGTGAGCTAGAAAAAGAAAACAAGAAACAAAGCCAGAAAGATTTTAAGCAATTGCGCTTTATGATGCTAGGTACAGTCGCAACGCTTTTCGGGTCTTTACTATTGGCTTTAATTCGTAGCTGGCTAGGCATTTAAAGAGGTGAGACAAATGTTAAACTTTTTAGTAGAGAATTTATCTTTAGGCGCAAGTTTTTGGGAATGTTTTTGGTTTGGAAGTTGTAAATAGGTAAGACGGGTCGCCACTATAAGTGGTGACCTTTTGATTTTAAATTATCGGAGGTTTTTATAAATGGAACAGATTATCGCATTTGCAGGCGTGATTTCAGTTATCACAATTGCATTAGTACAAGTATTAAAGAAATTGAATGTAGTACCTAAAAATTGGCTGCCAGTTGCAGGCATGTTCGTTGGTGTAGTTATTGGCGGTGTGTCTGTTTTCATTCCTGAAATAGTTACAGAACTATCAATGGGAGGTCGACTATTAGCCGGGTTAATCAGTGGCTTAATGGCTACAGGCATCTGGGAAACATTCAAAAACCGTGAGGGCAAAAACGTTAATAAATTAGGCGCGGGCAATGATTCTAAAGCCCCTAAGAAATAGGAGGTAAAAATATGAAAAAACAAGATGCAGTTAATTGGGCAGTTAAGCAAATTGGCAAGTCAATAGACGCAGACGGCGCACATGGCGCACAATGTATGGACGAAATTGTGGCATTTTGTAAGCAGCATTTCGATTGGCACCCTACAGGTGATGCAATTGATTTAAGTACGCAGGAACTGCCTAAGGGTTTCCAACGTATCGAAAACACAGATGAGTTCGTCCCTCAACAGGGAGATATAGGTATTTTAGATAGTGGCGAATATGGTCATACGAATATTATTGTAGTGGCTAATCAACAATATTACGACAGCATTGACCAAAATTGGTATAACGCCTCTAGTAATGGCAGCCCTGCTGCTTTTGTTCAAAACCACGACTACAGCGAGTTTTGGGGTGTGATTCGTCCGCCATATGAGGACGCAGAGAAAGGTATAACAACAGAGTCAACTAAGCTACAAGTCATCAATGATAGTATCAACTATACGATGAATAAACGTGTAGGCTCAATTGACGGCGTGGTCATACACAACACAGCAGGCAGCCGAACAGCAGTACAAGACTATAATGCTTTAAGCAATACCTCTGTAGCACGCTATGAGGCAGGTGTAGCGCATTACTATATCGACCGTTTTACTATTTGGCGTGCAATTGATACTTACCGTATCGCATGGCACGTGGCAGACACATACGGCAACGGTCACTATTTAGGCTATGAAGTAGAGGAGTCAATGAGTGCAAGCAATAAAGATTTCATGATGAACGAACAAGCAACATTCAAACAAGCAGCAATTGACATGTTGTATTATGGCATTGAGCCGAACACAAAAACGGTTAAACTGCATAATCAGTTTGTTGCAACAGCTTGCCCTCATAGANACTTTAGAAGTCATGGATGTGATTATCATTACTATGGAAATAATGTATATAAGGGATTTATCCGAGACAGGGTTTAACAATGCGTTGCTTGCATAGCAAGAACTTCAACCTTGCATAGTATGCATGCTAAGTGCGCCATATTCGACATGAAACTTTTCACAATTACATCTAATAACATATGGGATATATACAAGAAACAACTTTTCTAACCCGCTCCCAACCAATAGTATCTACCACGCCAGCGCAGTAGCTTTCTTTTTAAAAACGACCAAAATCAAGTCCTACTCAAAGCAGTTAAGCACCTCCCTTCTCCGCAGCAGACCCATCTTTCCCCTTCTTCGCCCGTTCAGCAGCGAGAATCTCCTGTCTAGCGCGCTCCTGCTCCTCCAACCCAGTCTTCGCAAACGTATGCGCTTTACTCAGCGTCACGGGCCGGATGAAGAAGCTGACAATCAGCGCGAACCCGATAATGGCCGTGTAGAAGATCCACAGACGACTAAGCACGTAGGTGAATGTTTCAAGCACGGCGCGTTCTTGTTCCGGTTCGAGAGAGGCAATGAGGGATTTTGACGAGCCGGAGAACGAGTTGGCGAGTTTTTGCGCGGTCTCAGAGCCTACTTTCTCGGAGAGCGAGGATGTTTGCTTTCCCAAGACGTTCTGGTAGACGACTGTGCCCAGGACGACGGCCATGGAGGCGGAGGCTTGGCGGATGAAGTTGAAGGTTGCTGTTGCGGTGGCGACGTCTGCGCGGTGAATGTTTGCTTGCAGGCCGACGAGGGGGGATTGGAAGATTGGTCCGACGCCGATACCAGCGATGATCTGGTACATGATGATGCGGGGCCAGGAGGCGTAGGGTTGCAGGTTGATGAAGAGACCGTAGCCGAGAGTCATGAAGATGAGGCCGGCGAGGATGAGTTCGCGGTAGCGGCCTGTGATTTTGATGATTGCGCCTGTGGCGATGGAGGTGAAAGAGAGAGAGAGACAGAGGGGGAGGACGTAGACGCCGGAGAGGATTGGGGAGGCTTGGAGGACAGTTTGGAAGTAGAGCGGGAGGTAGTAGTTTCCGGCGATGAAGGAGAAGGCGTGGCAGAAGTTGACGGTCAGGATGAGGACGTTGTGCCAGTTGTTGAAGAGACGGAGGGGGATGATCGGGTATTTGGCGAGCTTCCATTCGTTCAGCATGGCGAGGACCCAGGTTACCACGCCAAAGATGATTAGGCAGATGACGGTGGGCGAAGCCCAAGGGTAGTTGACACCGCCGAATTCGAGACCGAAGAGGAACATCAGGGTTCCGCCAATGATGAGGAGCACACCTGCCCAGTCGATGCTGCGGATACCGGCTATGAATGGCGTCTTGGGGGATTCGATCTTGAGGAAGAAGAAAAGCGCCACGAACGAGACACCGCCAACTGGCAGGTTCAGCCAGAAACACCATCTCCAGGTCACGCTGGTGGTAAAGGCGCCTCCGATAATGGGTCCGAGAGCACCCGCAATAGCCCAAATGGCACCGAAGATACCGTAGTACATAGGGCGTTGTCTGACACTGAACAAATCCGACACGGAGATGTTGGTCAAGACAACGATTCCACCACCGCCAACACCCTGAATCGCACGTCCAGCCAGCATCATCGCCAGATTAGTAGACAGCGCGCAGATCAAACTAGCGATCAAGAAGACGAAATTGGCCAGCAGAATGACGTATCTTCTGCCCCAGATATCACTGACTTTGCCCCATAGGGGGATACACGATGCATTGGCGAGGAGATACGACGAAGCCATCCATGAGTAGCCGCTTTCACTGGCGCCGAAATAAGCCGCCATGACGGGGAGTGCGGTGGAAACGATGGTCTAAACGTTAGCATCAGGGAACGGTCATACATGATGTAGGGTAACGTACCATATCTAATGCTGCCAGAAACAGTGCCAACTAGAATTCGCGTCAGTCATTACGTCTCCCTCCTTCCTGAAAAACGAAGAACATACACAAAGCGCCGTCATGATAACCGCAATCTGCTTGGTCCCCAACTGGTTCGCTTGCGACTGTGTCCGATCCAGCGGAGCACCGTCGCCATTGCTGTCGGCATTCTCATTGCCATTGACAGGCGTGTCTGGAGGCGATTCACTCTCCTGACCTTGCAATTTTTCCTGCTCTCCTCGATGAATCGGGGTCGTGGACATATTAGTCGGAGTGGAGGGTGCGGAGGTCTGTCTTGACGCGGATACTTCGGTATGCGACTGGGCGAAGGCGGATTTGGTAAAGTCGGACAAAGAGTGGTTGCCCTCTCTTGAGGGCGGTAGTCCCGACATTACGGATTATTATCCCGATCAAGGGAATATGTTGGATTTGTGTGTAAAGAATGAAAAAGGGGCGTGACTCGAATTCTTTCGTTGGGAGGCGAACTCGGAGTTTTCGTTATCGCCGAGGAAGACGTTTGCAGTGGAGAAGTCCGGCTTGCTCAACGGCGTCCTCCGATGATAGGGTACAATTTATTTATATAAACGAACGTGAGTGAGTGAGCGACGGAGAGGTATGTACATATCATTGTGAGGGGGAGAAGCTAAATATATCTTGGCCTGCAATAATGCCTACCGCCAGGATCGTCTACTGCACTACGGAATAATAATGCGTGATCGCCAGGAGAAGCGCCGAGTGGGATGCCATGTTGCTGGCGCTGTTTCAACCTAATTGCGCATGGCTGACATTGACCGATCTGTTTTGTCAGAAATAGATTTCTGCTGACGCCGGGTGGTCTCCATCATGCATTTGGGTGTTGTGATACGTGTGCAACAATGCAATTGTTGCAGATATTTGCATACGGGTGCGGCGGACATCATTGCTACACAGGAATGTCGTGATCAATTTCCATGAATGAGTAGGGGTATAAAACACTAGGAATAAGGAGAAAAAAGAAAAGAAAAGAAAAGAAAAGGAAAGGGCTCTTATGCTCAATCAACCCTAGTCTTGTAGTTGTATGATTTCTAGATATTCGGTCAGTCGGCTCCGGGAATCGGTCGATGCAAAAAGTCAACTCACCTGTCAGAAACTCTTCGAAGCTGACTGTTATATAACCGTCCCGATCATCGTCATACCGCTTGAACACATCCGTCATCCGGCGCAAGCTAATGCACGCCTGGACGAACAGATCAAAGCTCATACCCAGCTTAGCTGGACCCATCATCGCAGATGCATTCCTCTGTCGGCCCTTGCTCTCGAATGTCGTAAACAAGACCGTCACGAATGGCTGGCTCAACCGATACCCAAATGCGACCAGCGACTTCTCAAACTCCTGCAAACTAATGCGCCCGCTACGATCTTCGTCGAACCGGTCAAACAGCTCCCGCCATGCCGCTAGATACCGCCACAATGACACAAACTCGTCGAACGAGATGGTCCCGCTGCCATTCCGGTCGAACATGCGGATCATCATCTTGACAGTTTTCGGATGGAATGAGGTGTAGTCACCATTGACCAGAGCGGAGCCCAGCTCCATCTCCGTCAGTGCGCCCGAGTGGGAAACGTTGGCGGCCCGGAACAGTGGAAACAGCTGCTGCGGGTCATCGCTGGCGACAGACAGAGGAGGAGGGTGCGGCGATTGTGGTGGACGCGACGCCGGTGGGGGGCGATTCCGAACCGGGTGCGCTGGTGGTGGTCCGAAGCCGTAGTTCTGGGGCGGGGGAGAGGGATGGAGGGTATGTGAGGGACGGTATTGGCTCGGAGGTGCGCTTACTGGCGGGCGCCCGTTGTGTGCTGGATGCAGGGAATGTGACGATGCNAAAAAATTTATAAAATCTTAGGTGAATATAAAGATCAATATATATTTATTAGTGATATAATAAGAAAAACGAAATTTATAAAGTATAAACTAGAATATTTAAATAAATTTATAAAATTAAAAGATCTTTATTTAAAAAAAGTTTGAGGTGTTATTCTTAACCAATATGCTAGAAAATATCTAAAATACTTAAGAAAATATGATTTATTATATTCTCTTAATCAATATAAATTCAACAGATTGGTGTTTTTACCTATATTAAGTAATATATTAAATAAAATTATAGGAAAAAAAATAGAATATAATATAATTAATTTAAAATCTGTTGCATATCATACAGATCTTTTTACTAATGCATTAGCATTAAAATTAAGAAAAAGAAGAATAAATTATATAAATTCTATGTTTAGTATTTTAAATAGAGCATATTTACCTAATATTAACACGATTAAAGAAAGATCTATAATAAAAGGTGATAAAAAAATGGACCTATTTCAAGGTAAATTTAAAGATTTAAAAATAATTTCTAATATGAATGCTTCGAATATTCCTGCCTTGCAGGAATTAGAAGCGCCCTCTTTATCTAAACTGTTAGATGGTGCATATTCTTCAGATGTAAATATAGGTGGTACGGTAACTTCGTTCACGCAAGCGAACGAAAATATCCATAATACCATTTATAATTCTATTGGATATAAAAATATGGGAGGTATAAGATTAGAAGTTAAAGGTAGATTAACTAAACGTTATAGAGCGGATAGATCTGTCTATTCATTAAAATGAAAAGGAGGATTAAAAAATGTAGATTCTTCTTTTAGAGGTTTAAGTTCAGTTTTATTTAGAGGTAATTCTAAATCAAATGTAACTTATTCAATAGCTAAATCAAAACGTCGTATTGGAGCCTTTGCAGTAAAAGGTTGAATAGGCGGAAAATAAAGGCGCTATTTTCTTATCCATGCATTAGTTAGTACGAGGAGTAGACTTTGTTAGCCCGCTCCCTAGCTAAAGCTAGGAATTACAGAAAATCGCGCTAGCTTTATTCTAGGACATGACTGGAAAAATATATATATAATAATAATGAAGACATAGTCTGAACCGTTTTGAAAAAAATGGAAATATAAGTGCTTATTCGCTATAAATAGGCAAGTTACAAAGGGAAGCAATTAAGGCTTATTTATTAACTAGCTAAAGCACTAAAGCAGGTTTACTGCTAAAGATAAATAAAGTTAAAGCTCTTATTTATGTGCTAGATATAGCCAGCAACCTTCCTTATAATAAATGCACTTTTATGATAACACATAGAACAGGCTAATTTGCGCAAGAGTGTACAAAATGAGTGCGCGGTTTGGCACCTCGATGTCGGCTTAACTTATCCTCATGGATGCAGGAACTATGTAGGGTGCGACTGTTCGTCGATTAAAAAGTTACATGAGCTGGGTTAAATACGTCGTGAGACAGTATGGTTTCTATCTTCTAGGGGGAATTAGAATATAATAAGAACTAACTTTTGTACGAAAGGAACAAGAAGAATTTAATTTGTAAAAGGGTTAAATAATAGTTACTAACCTATGGTTTACCT